CTGCACTGCCGGTGCTGGGCTCGACCACCAGTTTTGCCGGTGGCGTTGCTGGCTCTCTGGCAGGCACCATCGACTCAGCAGGCACCCTGACGCTGACGGCCGGTGGAGCAGGCACCCAGGCCTTGGGACAATTCACCAGCGAGATCCAAGTCCAGAACTGAGGTCAGTCATGAGACTGCTCATCGTTGCGGCCCTGCTAATGATTGGCGGGGCGGCGCACGGCGTCCCCGTGGTGCCTTCGTTCAGCCAGGGGTCCATGACCTCGAGGACAGAAACTCGATCATCTGTGACCGAGGTGATCAATTCGATGGACTATTCCACTGGCTATTCATGGAGCGCCAGTGGTCATAACGTCCAATCAAATACTGGGTCATTATCTGCTGGTACAGGCACAACATCCAGCAGCGTCGGTGATGGAATATCGGCAGAATGGACGAACATGAACATGTCAAATAAACCGACGTGGTCAATCGTCAATCCTGGAGAAGGTTTCTCCCTGGTCGAGACTTATCACGGTCCGGGGCTTTCAAACCAGACAATTATTCAGCGCACAACAGAAGTCGAAAGCATTACCGAAACTACATCGGTCTTTCAACGCTGATCCTGTTCATAGCCCCTGTTGCCAATGCAGCAGACATTGGTGGGGTTAGTGCAACAGCGAACCCAGTAGCGCAGACCAGTGGTTCTCAAACGAACCTCGCTGTGCAGAATCTTTCTGGTCCTTACGCGCAGTCTGCCGTTGGATCTGGAGTTGTCTGCCAAGGTCCAACGCTGTCGTTTTCGCCATTCGTACATCGCAGCTTGAGTTGGCAGTTGCCCTACGAGGCTTCCTACTTGGATCCGGTGTACGACAACTCCGATTTAGATGAGAACGGGGTTATTGATAATCCGGGCTCAGTCCTCTACTGGAAGGACGTACGTACTGGGCAGAAGGATTCCCATAATTGGAACTTCGGCTTTTCAGCTTCGATAACCATCCCACTCGATGGGGGTATTCAAGAGCGTTGTAAGTCAGCCATGGATACCCAGACCCGGATCCAGATGCAGATCCTGCGCAACAAAGAACTCGACTGGAATCTTGCTCGGCTTCGGCATTGCGGCGAGTTGGCTCAAAAAGGCATCACATTCGCCAAGCACTCAAAGATGTATGGCCTTTGCAGCGACATCGCCGTAGTCATGCCAGTCACCGAGGTGCCGCCTCACACTCACAAGGTCAGTTTTTCCTCAATAGATCACGAACAGCTCGAATCGCGCGGTTCCGCATCCGCTGCTGATGACGACGCTCACGAAGAGACTCAACCTTGATCTTCTTGCCGAGCATCTTCTTGATCTTTTTGATCACCTTCTTCACCGTTGGCTTGATGATCTTCAGCAGGATGTCCGAGACCGGCTTAGCCAGCAGGGCAGACGTGGTCGCAACAACAGCAATGACAGCGGTCGAGGTGATCGCTGGCACTGGTGGGATATAGGTCTCGACGATAGCCTGGACAGATATGGGTTCTCCAGGGATTAACTCGCAGCGGCCATCGACATAGTGCTCGCCATCCAGGCACTGAACGACTCGCTCGGTTATCTCTTCGCTGCCGGAAGCCGGGGGCTGAACTGGTGGCTGAGGAGCTGGTGGTCGCCGAGCTACATCTCTTACAGGCGGTGGCTGCTGATCCTGCTTAGGAGGTGACTGCCTCGGAATCACTGGCTTACGACTGAAGGTCAGCAGCTCAGGGGTGTAGTCCATCGCATTGAACGACGGCATGTGCGCATCGCAGAAGATCCGCACGCCATCAGGGTCGTTACTGGTCAGCGCAGTGGACAGGTCAGAATCCACATGCGCCTCCACACATCCAGGGATATCGAGGATGGGAAGGGCAAGATCGATTCGAACAGGTACGTAAGGAGCATCGATCTGATGGCTGTACACCTGCATTGGCGCAGGCCTGACGACACTGAGGTTCGGAACCTTTCGTATCGACAGGTTGGGTATCTCCACGACTAATGGAGTCTGATTGCTGGTCCTGTTTCCAGCTCAATGTTCCGGAAGGGTAAAGGTTGCTCTAGATCGTTTAGTCGCTTGCCAATGCTGCGAAATCGCTTTGAGTAGGCCTTATCCTCTGTGACGAATTTCTCTTCCATCAACAAGTTCAGCTCACTCATTAAGAGCCGCTCTGTTGGCCCTTTACGTATATGACCTAACACAGTCCACACGTTCAGGGCTAAAACATTGGCGGCCATAATAATAGTCAGTATCTTCATCGCGCGCGTGCAAACTGAAAGGGTGCAGAAGCAAAAGCTGCATATAGGTAGCCAACATTTCCATTATTGGTGTATTGAACATTGGGTGCATTTGACCCCGGGTCGACAACGAATCCATTGGACACAAAATCAATACTGTTGTTTGGATGATCTTCTTCAACACTATTCCCGTTAGCCCAAATCTTCTTCTGGATTTCGTTATTCGGTGAACTTGCGCTGTCGTAGATAGTCCATTCACCAACGGTATTGTCTGTGTATCGCTTGATCATGAGCCATGCTGGTTTGAAGCCTAAGTGTATGAACTTTTGGCTGCCTGAGCCGGTGTATTTTCCGAAGGCAGAAAAATTTTCTACGGCACTAAAGCAGTAAGCCAAATAAGTATCACCAGTTTTATTGATTTCAGGATTATTCCCCAAAAACACAACAGTACTGGTTGGGTCCTTTTTAGCAAACAAAAAGCTACTTGTATCTTGACCATTCGTACCAATGACTAACGGGGCATCTGCCGCACTATGGAAGACAGGCCATCCATTTGTACCGTTTCGTTTTTTGCAAATGACAAGATCCGGAGCCTTACTCAAGTTGTGTGCAAAGGAATGGCCTGAATCTGAGTTAGCAGTTCCTGATCCTGTGCCTGTATAGGTGCACACTGATATGCCAGCGGTTGAATTGCCACGAGAGGTTGTAGCGATTGTTGGGACGTTGGGAGGAGTTTGATTGCTATCTACAAGAATCTTGCCGTCTACCTCTACAGCCCACAACCTGCCATGCGTAGATCCAATGTCTGTAAGCGCAATTTCAGACAACGAGGATGCCGAAATTGTGTACCAAACAGGGGAGCTTGTAACTGTAATGCCAGTTCCGTTTACTGATACTTGTCCAGAACCACCGCTGATGCCTGATGCACGGATACGTAATAGGCTATTTACTGTGATTGGTGAGTCAGGAGCCCACTTAACAGTGGTATTGCTCTGTGCGTTTGAAGCATAATTACCTGTGTTTCCATTAAAAGCGCGTAAACCATTGTCAACGCTGCCTGTAGATCCAGTTGCGTCCCACTTGCTTGTATAAGTACCAGTTGTATAGGTAGAGCTATTCAGGCTGCCAGCAGGAATGACGCCTTTGTCAACCAACACTTTGCCGTCAAGTCGGATACCCTTCAACGTGGCGTACTGCCCAGCTGTTTCAGTATTAATAACAAGTGGAGTGCTAGAGCTAATCGTTCCAGATCCGCTGTAAACAGTGACCCAAGCACCGCCTCCTGGGTTTACTGTGTTGCTATTCCAGGTGGCGGTTGGAGTGGAATTTCCTTGATCACAATAAACTTCCAAAGAAGTTGTAAATGAGACGCCTGTTGCCGGAGCAAAAGTTATGGTTTTGCCAACAGCAGCACCAGCGGTTTGCGCCCTTGTAGAAGTGCTGCCGTCAAAAGCATTGATGGCATTTTGGAGAGTGCCATTTGATGACAAAGAAGTGCTCCACGCTTGACTTTGGTTGTAAGCACTGTTGGTGGCTAAGCTACCAGCATTCCAACCAAAGGCACTATATAACTGTCCAGATCCACTTACATACGAGGTTGCGTCAGACCCTTTAACAACAGTAAAACCATTTGAATTAAAGGCACTCAAATATCCGAATGTCGTGCCGTCACTCAAGCTGCCTTCATTGCCAGTGCTGTTAGTCGCAAGGGCTTTATTAGGTCCAACACCACGGACTTGGTCGTACAAAGTATGCGAATAAGCTGACGACCTGTTTTTAATCCAGACGAGCCCAGGGCTGAATTCGTATGGATCCCCGGTGCCATCAAGAAGTGTTAATCCATCAACTTCAATTTTTGCGATGGAGTTGCCACTATTTTGGCTATTGCTGTAACCCAAACTTGTGGTGGTCAGCGGCAGTGTGAAACTGGAAAGATCAACCGTCGACCATCGATAGCTTGTAGAATTAGTGCCAACTCCCGGAACGTTTACGCAAGTTCCGTTCAGGCAGATTGCATATGTTCCGTCAGAACGGAAGTTGTTGTAAACACGCAGTTGGGTGTTGATTGTTATTGGTGTAGTAGTGATAGTATGATCTGTTCCAGTGCCGTTGTAATAACTAGCTTGCGTATCTACTCCGTTAAAGATATAACTTTTATTCGTAAACCCTGAATCAGTCGTCGCACTGTAGGTTGGACCACCAATAACTTGGTCGCTTCCAGAGCCGGAATAGATTTTTGGCTCAAAATGCTCCTCGCTATTTTTAATCAGCGGGTCGTCAAAGTTCTGCGTGCAGAGTGACTTGTAGCCGGTTGGGACAGAGGAGATCGAGAATGGGCGTTGTCCCGCGTTAAACGATGCCTTTGCTGTTCCGACGCTTGTGCCGCTGGAAATAGATGGCGCATAGGTGCCGCTTATGCCTGAAAAGGCTTGACCCTGGCTTACACCATTTTTGTAAAAAGTAATGGTTCCGTTGTCTAAATCAAGGGCAACACCAATAACGTCTCCTACAGCAAAATCCGCTCCATAGTTAGAGTTTGAACCCTGACCATATTTTTTAGTAAAAGACGATCCTTCGGAATAATATGTGTATCCGTCAGGGAAGTTAGTTGATCCTGGAAAACCTCTGGATTCACTAACTTCCAACACGCCAAAGCCAGTCCCACCACCAGATGGTTTTTCGTTATATGTGTACTCCCAGTACCATTTTCCACTAGACACAGCGATGGTGCCTCGACAAGCACCGTTACCGTTAGTTGTTGACCAGTCTAAGTTTCCGTTAGAAAGAGAAGCTTGACTGTTAATGTCTAGAGGATTGAACGTACAGTAGTTACCACCGTTGTTGCCGCTCGACGATTCGTAGTTGGTTGGGGAGTCGAGAAGGCTGTCAAGTCCATAGGCCGGTCCAGGTACGCCTTCTCCACCTGCAGTGTTGTTGGATTGTGTGCCGCCACCTCCGCCAGATCCGCCATTGGCCGGGAAAGCACCCGAATCACCACCGCCACCACGTCCACCGCCAAGTGCCGTAATGCTTGAAAACGTAGAACTTGCGCCACTGTTTGCGGCAGATGGATAAGCCGGAGCAGTGCCGCCAGCGCCAACAGCAACTGTATGGCTTGTACCACCAGTGACACTCAGCGTACCTTCGAGAACACCGCCACCACCACCACCGCCAGCTTCTGCGCCACCACCGCCGCCAAGGACTAAGTATTGAACATCAATAGATGAAGACCCAGGGAAGGTAATAGTTCCTGTCCCAACAGTTGTCCACTGATAAACATAATCGCTGCCAACAGTTGTTTGAGCGCCACTGTGAGCAGCAGTCAAAGCACCGTGAGACGATGGGTAGCGAATAATGACGCGGCCACTACCACCAGCGCCGCCGTTTTGCCAGTCAGCGTGGGTATAGCCGGCACCGCCACCGCCGCCACCAAGGCCATTAGTGCCTGGATTTGCTGCGCCAGTAGATGATCCACCAAGCTTGCCGGCTCCGCCACCTCCAGCACCACCGGCTCCACCAGCGGTGCCCCATGAGCCACCGCCACCTCCGCCACCGTAAGTGACGGAAGAGCCAGTAATCGTGGATGTTTTACCAGCACCGCCAGCACCTGCGGTAACACCAGAAACGGCGTTGCCACCAGCCGCACCAGCGCCGCCTCCGCCTCCGCCGCCTGAGTTGTGTGCAGAGTATGGATAAGAGTTGCCGCCTTTATAGCCTTGTCGACTGCCTAATTCGCCAACAAAATTATTAACGGTCCAGTCATTTGAGCCAGCACTATCTTCCCCAAGATTTGATCCGTTTGAAAAATCGAGGTGGAAGCCGTTAGGTGACGCTGGTACTACTTGAAGGACGGTTCCATTAACTTCAATGGCGTAGACGGAGCTTGAGGGAGCACCCCCCAAAAACCAACGGGATTGAAATTTAATCTCAGTAAGAGTGTCACCACTATTAAACTGAGTGTTTGCAATTAAGTCCCACCATTGAGTTGTTCCGTAAACGTTTGGATTGTAATAAGACCCACCGTTTACAGAAACTTCTCTTGCGTCATATTGGTTGTTATTCAAAAGTGCATAAACACGCAAGCTTGTAACGTTTTGAATTGCTGTAGTAGGCGTCCAAGTTAGATGTTCTGTTCCGTTAGACGAATTGTTTTCGCAGCGAGTGCTAGTACTGCCGTCGAACATATTATCCTTCGGGTAACTGCTTTTGAAGCCGTTAGAAGCAGTAACCTCAGCAAGATAACCGCTGCCAGACCCAGCTGATGTATAACTGCCAGTGTATTCAATCGGATTCCAAACACCAGTGTCTTCGTCAAATTCACCGAAGTCAGTCGGCGCAAGTGCTTGACCGTCGATGAAGTGGACATCGGCTAAATAAGCATCAAGGTTTAAGCTGCTAGATGCTGGAGTCCAAGATCCTATATTATGCCCTGCGGTTGAATTAGTTAAACCTTTGCCGTTTGATGCGACAGTCGGCCCAGTACTGAAACTTGTTTCTTGGACACCATTTACATAGAGTTTAATTCGCGTAGCATCTGTTCCTGCCGTACTATTCAGTGCAAGGACTAAATGTTGCCAAGCCCCTGGGTCTCTAAAAACCCTTGCTGTTTCAAACACAACAGCGTTACTGTCGCCAAGAGTGTTGTCGTAAAACCTGAGTTTATCGTCGGCATTAAATTCAAATGAACCAAAAACAGCCCCACTCGTTACAGCACCAAAAATTTGTTGCCTAGACCCTAAAAAGCTTCTTTTAACCCAGCCGCTCCAAGTCCACGTCTTGCGATTGCCTGCAGACGACGGAGTTCTGGAAAGATAGCTAGTTGAGCTTGAATCAAACCGAAGCGAGCGTTGAATCGTGTAACCAGCGTCTTCTCCCGACGCCAACATGAATGCTTCGCCGGCACCAAGAACAGACATTTATTTGACGTCAGAAAGGGGCTTGCCAATAATGATTTCAGTTGCCGACTTCACTGAGTACGGCAAAACATCTACAGCGCCACCTGTAGCAGTGGTGAGGCTTGGAGCTTGTCCACTACCGCCAGCAAACTTGTAATTACTCGAGAACGTCAACGCATTGCCACCACCTGAGGCCTGGGTAATCGTGATCAAGCCGCTCTGCCCTGCCACTGCATTGGTCGGATTGGCCAGAGCCCGTGTAGCGCCAACACTTGATGTGCACAACAGCGTGAAATTATTGCCAAGCGACAGATCTACAGCGACGCTAGCTGCGTCAGTCAGAGCAACCGGGGTGCCTCGCTGTCCTTTGGTGAACGACTGAGCAACGTTTGTCTTGGCGAACGATTCGCCCTGGACATACGCCGTCGTAGCAATCTGGGTTGTATTGGTACCAGCCGCTGCGGTTGGAGCTGCAGGGGTCCCTGTGAATGTGGGGCTAGCTAAAGGCGCGCCAGTTACTTCGACAAGACTATTTGATTCCTTAACGTACAGCTTGTCTTGATCTGTCGCGTAGCAAATCTCGCCTTCTTGAATATCAGCGATGCTGCTATTTAGGTTCGAGTATGTACCCCGAGCAATCCGTACTGGAGTTCTACTTGAAGGTGTCGGCATACTTAGAACGCTCCTGCATCAATCGTGCTGGAAGTTGCTACAAGCGAACTTCCGTTGGCGAAATTACCTCCATCTACTGTAACGACTGGAGATAGATCACTCCACGCAAGAGTTCCTGATCCATTTGTAGTTAAGGCATAACCATTTGTTCCCGCCGTTGTCGGGAATGTCAACGTATAACTTGCATTGGCTGAGTGCGGTGGCGACTTCAGCTTGATTCCGTGTGAGTTAAATTCACAGTTCAACTGAATGGCACCAGAGCCACGAGTGCTATTGCCCTTGACTACAACATTGCCAGATCCATTGGGATCAAGATCAATATCACCATTACTGGTGCTGACAATATCTTGTCCATTGACATCAAGACTGCCGCCCAGCTGAGGCGTGGTGTCATTGACAACGTCAAATGATTGCAAGTATGTCGGCTGATGCCAAGCACCGGATTGATAGACCTTCAGAGTTCCAGTGCTTGTATCAAGCCAAGCGTCTTTATCTTGCGGACTCGAAGGCGCAGTTCCTGAGCGACTGATACCAGTATTTTTTACACGGTCGGCATTGGCGATTTCTCTTGGATTGCCGGCGACATAGACAATCGGATTACGTTCAGCCATCAGGTCAGCTCCACAGGAGGTTCAATCATCACCAGAAAATTATTTGCATCAATCCCGACCCCAACCTTGGTTACGAAATCTCCAGACGTCGTTGGAGCAGATGTTGCGATAGTCCCAGAGGTGCTTCCCAGCCAATACTGTTGCCCGGGCGAAAAACCCCCAGTCTTGGTTACTTTCCCTCGAACAACAATCGTGATCGAGGCGTTTGCAACAGCGGCAGCTTTCACAAAGCCGAAAACCTCTGCCACGTTACGAGTATTGGCATTGTCTGCCTTGTACACCTTGCCATCGGTGTGCAGGTAGACGGCCTCAGCTAAAGCAAGATCCTGCCCAGCAGTCACTGCAACTTCGACAGTGTCGGCGCTGCCGCCACCTCCGCCACCACCACCTCCGCCGCCACCTGAGCCGATAGCCGTTTTCAGGTCCAGCAGAGCCTTGATGACCCCGCCAGTGTTTGCAGGGTATGAAGCCACACTCCCTCCTTGAGCAACAATGCAAGCAACAATTGCAGCAATGATTCCCGAGGTATTCTCGGCATATCTTTTGCTGTAATCAGTAGCGACTGAAGGATTTAGAGGCTCTGTTGTCACGGCTTAATAATCCTTCCAGCGTTATTCTATCTATCAATTATGGGACAATTACTGGGGCCAAAGGGTTAGTGGTCTGCACGGTTTCAAAGATTGGATACTCGACTCCAGACACTGTCACCGTGTCTTGAAACTCTCCAGCTGCTGAATTAAAGATCTTCACATTCTGAGTACCTCGTTCAACCCACCAGTCGTTATTTCTGCACCAAGAAACCAACGGCTGCTCGCTGTCATTCCACAACATTGGCAATGAGCTCGGCCTGATGTTTTCACGAACATCACCGCCAGGAAAGATCGTCAGCCCCACAACCTCTGCCAACGTCATGGCATAGCGGTCAAAGCTCAGCAGTCTGTTTCGGAAGTATTCCCGGATATCTTCATCGGTGTATTGGGTCTCAGTCACAGTCCCCAATGCCGGAGAGCTGGGGTCAGACATCGTCGGGTAGTCACTTGGTTCGTGCCAGGGGATTCCGCACTGCCAACGCAATGCATGAATGTGCTTGCACTCCTTGCGCTCCTCGATGCGCTCCGAAAGCGAACGCCACTGCCGGTAATAGCCAACGCCCTCTCGCTCCCAGGCTGAATTCACCGACCGGTTGGCGTTCGGCAGCGGGAACGTGTCCAAGGTGTAGGCCTTGCCATCCGGCTTGTCGAGGTTTGCGATAGCGCCGCCCAGGTGGTCAGGACAGCAGCAGAAGAACTTGTGCGACGAACACAAATGCCTAGAGCCACTCGTGTTCCAGATCGCTGGGTCGTCCTTGTCGTACTTGACCTTGTCCCAGTAGATACGCCCGTTCTTCTCAATGCGCGTGTAAGCCTTCGATAGCGCAAAGGTCAGAGTCAGAGCCCCTGAGTTCACAGCAATCAACGTCAGAGCAATGCTGCCTGCTGGTTTGCTGATGATGTCATCGGGGTAATTCGTTCCAGACGCGGTGTCTTCGAACTGGTCACCGATGAAGTTCCCCCAGACCGCTACCTGCAGGCTCGTCAATATCCCACTGACGTCATAGGTCAGCGTGTGATCAGCCTCATCAGCAGGTGACGTATTGATAGTCAGGTCACTGAGCTGAATCGGCTGCGGCAGGATCAAACTACCTCTGGTTCGAATACCTGTGTACCAAGCCTTTTCTGGGCTGGTCTTACTGGGGAACAGCGTGACGATATCCCTTGAGACCCCTGTCACAGCACCGGGGTTAAACCTGGCAAGACTCAGGATCTGGTAGTCACCCCAAGTTCGACCACTACCGAAGTAGTAGTCCATGCCGAGTTTCCACCGCTTGAAATCCGAGTCTCTGTTGTAGGCCTCGAGGATCGACGGAAATTTGACAGAGCCGTACTCACCAAGCCCCTTGCCCTTAGTCGGATACAAGCCAGCAGCCTTTGGGGGCAGGCCTCGCTTGACCGATCCGAGACCAAAGCCTCGGTCCATCCGACCAAGGCCCTTAGCCATTAGCCGAATCGCGAGGCGTAATAGTTGCCGCTACCGCCACCAGACAACGGCGAGCGTCCACCGCCACCGCTTGGCCGACGATCCCGAAGCTTGCTGATCAACTGCACCACGGGACCGCTCCGATCTAGAACGCTGTCAGTGGCATTGACCTCAGGGCGAACGTCCATCATTGGACCCTTCTGTTGCCGAGAAGCTGTTGTCTGCCCAGAAGCAAGGCCCACCACGCCTCTAGGCCCGGCAGTCGCAGCAGCGGTGGAACCAGCCCTCAGATCACGGAGCTGAGCATCGGCTTCTGCACGGGCTTGAGCATTTAACTGGTCAAGAAAGTCAGCCTCCCTCTCGGCAAGCGTCGTATCAAACCGCTCCTTATCTGCTCTGCGGGCTTCGACCTCCGCGTCATAACGACCCTGGATGCCGCTTAACTTGCCCTCCATTTCGGTGCGAAAACTGCCAAAGCGTCGGTCAAAGTCGTCCCGAGCGCGACGCAAGTCGTCTTCTGCGCGACGTGCTCGATCGTCGTAGGAGCCGAGTTGACCCGAGATTCGGTTGTAATCACCAAGCAGACTGTCATAAGCCGCTTGACTTGGGCCGGCGGGGCGCACGTCCTCATGGAACAGGCTTACTTGGCCACTGTCACCAAAACGACTCTTGTATTCCTTTGAGCCAGCCATCTCACTTCGGATGGCCTGAACGGAGCGTCCCTCTTCTGCCTGCTTGATGTAATGCGCCAGGCCACCCTGGTCAGGATCTCTCTTCAGGACGTCGCTGTATGCCTTTGTAATGGCATCCGTAAACCTCGACATCAGAAGAAGCCTCCCTGAGCGAAGACATTCACGCGACTAGCAGCCGACGGAGCAGTGATCGCTGCGCTGGTGCCGACGAACAGAGTCGCTCCTGACGGGACATAGATTCCCGTATTTTTCTTGTCTGTTTCCGACGGATAAGCGCTAGCAGTGGCCGCCGGTGAAGCAAGGTTCGGCACCGGAACACAAAGCGCCGGCAGTGACATGTTGACCCGATCGCCAAGACCGGAGCCAAGCGTGGCGAATGCAACAGCCAAGGTATTGGTCGCGGTCACTGAGGCAGCAGTGGGAGCCACGCTCAAAAAGGCGATCACCTTGGCTGAGGTCATACTCGCTTGATTAGAGATCAGCGAGATACTGTCGATAATCGCACCGTCATTAGCGGTGCAGTCGACCAGCAAAGTCAAGCTCGTATTCGGAGTATTGAAATCACTCGCAGTTGTCAGGCCTGCAGTTGCGCCCAGGGATGCAAAAGAATGCAACGGCCGGTCAACCAGCAGTGGCATCTTATTGGAGCTAGTAGTTGCCAATGCCTTACCTCAATTGAATTAATTTTATCTAATCCCTAATTACTCTTTAGGGACATTTCTTTGTGGCCCAGAACCCATCAGTCCGATACCGGTACTCATGCCCATCGGTGGCGCAATGGGTGACATGAAGCCAATATTGTTGGCCTGAACGTCGGCATTAGGTCTTACGATTGAGCCTTGCAATGCTGTGCCCTGTTGATCGGGGGTCGCAACCTTGGGCAGGGTCGGATCATTGACCCGGACCTCGAGCCCGTAGATACCTTGGTGAACAACTTTGTCGCCATCAGTAAATGACTCAACGTTGTCCGGGTTGTTAGGCATATAGCCGCTCTTGACGGCCATAGTGCGCTCAAAGTTTTGAACGTCTTTCTTAGGCCGTGGTCGAAGGTTCTTGTGTTGACCTAGAGGAACAAACCCAGCTTCACGTCCGCGCGGTTGATTTCTAAAAGTCATTGGTCGTATGAGAATCCTTTGTTGCCTTTCATTGACTCTACTGCCTTACGAACAAAGTCAAATGCAGGATCAGATGTGTCAAAAGTTCCCAGAGTTAATCCAAGATTTGCAACCTCTTTATTTGCCTTCCAATCCAAATTCGATTTGAGTTGTCCCTGGAATTCAGCGGGGACAGCAACACTGCCAGGCTGCATACCACTTACACCTGTGCCGGTGTCGGTTTTGGCAAATTGTGCAGCAACTGCCTGATTTAGCGGCTCGAATGCAACCTTCTGGTTGACCTCTTGCTGCACTGCAGCTTTGTTCATGTCGACATTCATGTCAATGCCAGCAGCCTCGCCTTGAACTGCGCCTTCATTCCCTTTGACGCGAATCTGAGCATTGCTTTCGTCGCCAATCACCTCAAGAGGGACATTTTTGTTGAACTCACGGAAAGCAATATCTGGGTTCTGATCAACAAACATTGAAGCCGCTTTTTCGCCGCCAAGCTGGTGATCAGTAAATCCCGGTTGCGTAGCGAAGTGCTGCACCATCTTTTGCTTCAGAGTAGGGTCTTCGCCAGCACCTCTTTGGGCTTGGTAGTACGCGACCAGGTCTTCGGGTGTCTCGCCTGGAGCTTTCTTCCTGATGGCCAGGCCCATGTCGTAGCCGCCGTACTGCTGAGCCATGCGCTGGGCTTCTGACTCACGAGCCCGCTCTGCAGGTGTCACCATCGGCGTAAATCCCGAAGGTTCAGACGGTGTAATCCCAGCTCTCTCAAGAATGTCCCCTTGAGTGCGCTTCATCCTTTCGTCGTACCTCGCACGACGACCACGCTCTACAAATTCAACGAACTCCGGCTTCGCTCCCATCATCGTGAGAGCTTCGGTCCCAGCCTGGATCCCACGCAGCGTGTTGCCATTCATTCCGCTGCGATCAAGCTCTTGCTGCTTCTTCGCCGCAGCTCTCTGTTCGCCAGTGGCAAAGTGCTGATTGGCCTGATTCTTCAGGTGCTGACCAAGAAAGTTGCTAAGCTGGCTTGCCTTGTCCATTGCAAAGCCTGCTCCATCAAAGCCGTAGCCACCATCAGGATGTGAGTACTTCTTAGCCATGCTTACCTCCAGTTAACTGAGCCCGTGGCCTGGGCAATTCGTGTGCCGACAGCTGTATCCGCAGGACCGGGGACAGCCATGATGAATTCGACGCCAGCTCGTTCAAAGGCATAACGCCTAACGTCCTCGCGCCTGTAGTTAGCGACATACAGAGTTTCAGCGAGTCGATCCACCTCACGCAGATAGATTTCCCTGTAGTCCTTGTCAGCCTTAAGCGGATCCGACTGGAAGATTGCTCGATCCGTGTCGCCAGTGATCCGCTCAATTCGACTCGGCTGCGGCTGGGTTTCACTTTTGAAGATCTGCGAGACGCGATATGCCTTATCGCAACGAGCTAGATGCTCCTGTACTTGGGAGAAGAAATAGCTGTCTGGGATCTTCGCCATTGCCTCTTCAAGTCGGGCAATGTCACCAGCCGGCAGGTTCGCTCCAACGTTATATCCGAGGTGGAACCTACAACGGCTCTTGTCGTAGTCGTTTAGTTCCACTAACGATAAAGCGACCTATCGTAATTCTATAATTATCAGCCGATATAGATCAGATCTTCTGCAATGATCTGGTCCCAATCAACACGGCCAACTTTGCGCAGCTGATCGAGATTCTTGAAGCGCTCGCCGGGCAGGCTCATACGCAGTTCAACAATCTTCTTGGCAGTTGCGTAGCCAATACCTTTGATCGACTTGGCAATACCTTCTGCAGTCGCCACATTCAGGTTCAAGCGCGTATCAGCAGGGATCGCACTTTCGGGAATCCTGTTCTCGTCCTTTTCGGGCTCAGCAGTCTGAGGCTCAGGAACATCGCCTGTACGACCTTTGCCGGGCTCGTATGAAACGAGGTCAGCAAGAGGGACATATGCAACAGAACCATTCTGGTTCTTGATCATTGCGAAGTCCTTGTCGTGGTATCCAACGAACTCGACAATCTGTCCGTTTTTGGTGTTCTGATATAGCGACATGAGAGACAAAAAATGAGGGCGTCATCTTCCCTGACGCCCTCATCATAGTGATTAAATCACTGTTATCAGGACTCAGTCACGTAGGGCAGGTGGATGTCATCTTTACCTGCAGCTTCATCATCCAGGTAGTAGCAAACCTCGACGATGATCGGAGTACCGCCAGCGGTGGTGGAGCTGAGAGTCGCACCAGCTGAAGTACCGTTCGAAGTGGTCACAAACACCTTGAGAGTTTCAGCACCTGCCAGGACGACAGGGGTGACAACACTCTTGGTGGTGGCAACAGGAGCGACAGTGGTGGAAGCCACGGCCACTGCGGCACTATCGGTGGCTAGAGCAGAAGTGCTCATGGCGTCGTCGTTAGCCAGGGCATCGGCAACCTTGATGCGGTTGGTGTTGGTACCAACCAAACCAGAGGAAGCAGTGCCTGAGCCGACGTCCTTGCGCATGTCGGGCACACGCAGGGCCAGGCTGTAAACCTTGGCGCCAGCAGGGACGACCAGGCTTGCAATGTCAGCGCGAGGCTTGTCATCGCCGCGGAGGTCGGGGCTACCGATCTTCACGTCGAATGAAGTGCCACCGGTGGAATCCACCAGTGCATAACCCACCTGTTGGTAATACACGCGGCCAGGAATGGCAGCGACACCTTGGGTCTGGTAGCTACTCAGGTGAGCAACGTAGTTACCGGGGAAAATCTTCTTCGCCATAGTTATTTACCTCCTATCAATAGACGAAGGAATAGGCGACGGAGACGAAGTCCTTATTCAGGATTTCGAAACCGGCGAAGAGGCTCCAGATCATGATGATGAAACGACTGAAATCGTCGTTGTTGTTCAACAGGATCTGAGCGTTGTTGCCACCAATGCCGACACCAACGGCCTGAGGGCCGAAGAACAACATGGGGGCAGCAGTTGTTACTGCGCCTGAGATGGAGGCATCAGTAATGGTTGCCGTGAAGGACTTCTCGGGCAGGTTAGTCGACTCGAACCAACGAACTCCCTCAAATAGGAACCCCGTGGGCATCACCGGCTGACCCGCGACGAAACCAGCCTGGCCGTAAGCGGGACCCATGCCATGGAAGAAGTTGGCGTTGGGAGCCTGCTCGGGCTGCAGGGGGTTCATCATACCGTTGCCGGCATAACGCGCGATTTCTCTAAAAGCGTCATTCTGCCGAAGGTGCATCATTGCAGTAGGATCTGCGATGCAACGGTAATAACCATCAGCGAAAGTTGGCACGTTTCGCTTACGCATGTCTTTGACCACCTGAAGCAGGTCGGTCTTGACATCGAACTTGGCAGACTCACCGGATGCGTAGGTCGCAACCGTAGTGCCAGTGCGGGTTTTGCCGAGAGGGAAGTAATAACCACCCTGTGAATCTGAGGCCTTGCCGTTGGCATCAGCCTTGAACAGTTCGTCGGCAAAAACACGATCACGCCAACGACGGTAGTCGTCGAGCAGTGTCAGAGAGCCGATGGACTGGTGGAACACATTAAGGTTCCCGGTGTCCAACAAAAGGCGTTGGGCAGTAAGCAGAGTCTCGCGTGCAACCTTGAAAGTTGAGGGTGCTGCGGTATCAGAAGGATCCGCAGGTCCTGTATATTCTTTTAGGTTGACTAAGACTTTGTCTTTGACAATATTGCGGCTAGATGCAGTGCCCAGAGTTTGATCGGCAGTGCGCTCTCGAGAATCCTTAGTGCCAGGATTTCCCCAGAAACGATAACGATCAAGCTGAACAGTCTGCCCGGGTTGCTTAGCGAAATCGTGCACAACCACGGGCTCTACGGCCATCTCAATGATGTATCCCGGGTGGGGACGGTAGAGCTCAGCACCTAGCAGCTTCGGAAAATCATTGTCAATCCACATGGGAAGACGATCCTCAAGCTGTAAGAACGATCGAGCGCGCATTTCGCGCTCATGAAACTACTATAGAAGTAATTCATAGGGCGAAACTTTTGGATTCCGCTGACGTTCGCGGATTGCTCGGGTTATTACTCGCAGATGGAAGTCTTGTCCCATATCGCACTGTTGGCGGGGGTTATATCCAGCTGACATTGACAGCGGGGGCAGCTGAATCTGCGTTTCTCGAAGAAAAGGTGGCTGAATTCCGCCATTTCATCCCGACAAATGCGAATATTGTTCACTATGAGACTCCGAAGCGGGCAAATGGCAGATCAACCTCTGCGTTGCGCTTCAGAGTGTCGACTGACAAGTTGAGGCCCGTATACAACCTCTTATATCCGCATGGTGAGCGTGAAATCACGCAAACATCGCTGGATTTACTAGGTGCCAAAGCTCTTGCTTGGTGTTGGGCCGAAGGATCACGCGCCATGAAGGACGGATCCGCACAATTAGCCCGGGTCGGCGCCACGATCCAAGAAGCACGACTGATGTCGACCTGGGTTGAGGTACTTACCGGGGCGATATCCACAATCGACGAGAAACGAGTCAAGCCACGCCTGACATTCGACGCTGATCAAGCAGTAAAGGTCCGCAAGGCCCTGGTCGACTACGCACCGAAGTCTCGAGTTCACCTATTTCAAGAGGAGCAGTGGGATGTCAGCAAAATTCGTGGCGCGCGCACTGAGCTTCACCTTGGGAAAAGGGGTGGTCGCCCTAAAGGGAGCAAGAAAGCGCCCGTGGCTGGAGATTGTCCGTCCTGAAACCCAGCGGACCTACCTCGATCACCAGTTACGAAGCCTGCGGAAGCTTCATGACGGCCCTATCGACGCTGTATGGGACGTCATTCCTACCAATGGCTTCTACGACAAAGAGCGATTACGCCTACATGGTGAGGGTATGTGGCGAGTTCACGAGCTCAGGTGCCCCCACGACGAGCCATTGATAACGAGAGAAGCACTCGACGTGTGCGGAATCCAGGGTGTCGCTGCTCTCTGGGTTGATCAAGGGCGGTTCGTCGGTAAATACGGAAAGATCAGCGGGAGATTCAAAAGCGATGAGCTGGTCACCATTGCTGAATGGTTGACTGACATGGGGTTCGACTCCTCCTGCCATGGGAATGGAGAGCGATTCTTCGAGGTGTGCATTAAACGCTCCGTCATCAAGGACATGATCAACGAAATTCGCCCCCATATTCACGTCTCCATGAAGAACAAACTTTGCAAATACCGATTTAAGATGTGAGTGGCCCCGAAGAAGAACTACGTCAGGGGCATATTCCCCAGGAGTCCAAGTTTTTGTAGTTTCCTTGGACTGGAAAGTGATCCGCTGTGCGTCTGATCAACGTGCAGCGGCGCCTGGCAATGCAATTTTGTATAGCATATTTGAGGCATAGGACATTATATGGATCATTCAAACTCGGACGAAAAGGAATGCACTGGAGCTTGTGAGCGGCACTGCCCGCCTAAAGCTTCAGAACAAACCGAACCTTCTGGTTTGCGACGCAAGTTCCTCGAGTATTGCGACGCCAATCCAGATGCCAGCGAATGCCGTATGTATGAGTGCTAATGACACTCCAGCAGTCACCCGAAATTCAACGCATCAAAAGTCTTCAAGGTGGCAGCAGCAGCACAGCGCCATCATTCATTCGCTCTGAGCACAATCAAAACAGCAGCCTCTCCTCAGCTACTGACCTGGGCACCGTTACCAACCTGACCAGGGTATTAACCGGGGACATTGGATCTGAAACAGGTCGAAATACCTTGTACTACAAGGTCGAAACAACCGACCCTTCGGATGTCCGCATCTTTAAGAACTTCGTAAATACACGGACCGACAAAGACATTGCTGTCGGCCTGCTTGATACCAATCGCCACCAGATCATTCTGGATAGCCAGGGCTTCGGCCAATTCAACGAAGTACACAACACTCAAGAGCTTGAATCTCTTCGAAAGCTTCCTAAGGGCGTTTACTACTTCACAGTTGCCAGCAGCCAGTGGCAATCTGCCCCCTTCAGCATCACCCTGCAGGTCATCCGGTCCCGTGAACTCTTCGGGAGCGCAGGTGGCACTGCATCACCGACTCTGCGCTTGGCCCTCGTCAAGCTCTTTGGCGCAGCTGGAGGTGATGGATCACCCGAAGCAACAATCACTCCCAAAGACAAGATCAAGTTGCTCGGTGGTAGTACGAGTGGAACGGCAGCTCCAACCCTCTCGCTGACAATTATGGAGGGAACAATCCTTGGAACGATGGTTCCATTTGGACGCCTCAAGCATACATACCGAATCACAGGTACCGCATCCGGTACATCATCCAATAGCGCTACGCTTACAGTTACAACTCCGGGTGGCGGTTACTAATCTGGGAGGAATTAGTTACTGCTGGAGTTGCCAAAATAGATATGTAGACACGGCTGCAGCATGGCGTTTTCGCAGTATTTTGCTACTCAAATCCTGAGCTGGGTAAAGAGCAGCGCATTTCCATCGGCTCCGACGAATGTGTACGTGACGCTTCATACCGGGGACCCTGGTACTGCGGGCACCGCTAATGACGTCTCGGCCACAATTACCGGCTCGAGCAACCGAACCCAAGTCGCAAGCTCTGCATTCAGCAACGTTGGTGCAGCTTCAGGCGGTGGCTTCGAGATCACCAATACAGGTGTTGTCCAGATCACGACCAATGCACAAAACAGCACTGGTCAGAACCTGACTCACTTCGGAATCTGGGACGCACAGACCAGCGGCAACTTCCTGGCATCTGGCTCTCTGACTTCAAACGTCGACGTCCAGCAGGGTGACACCGTGCAGTTCAATATCGGCGCAATGGCTATCAAGGTCGTCTGATGCTTTACAAGAAATCTCAGATTAAATCCGTATCTCCTCGCAAAAAAACTCGCCAGGGGCAAGGAACAAATTCCAAGCCAAATCACGGGCGCAAGCAATCACGCGGCCAAGGTCGTTAATTCCTCCTAGATTGCAGAAAAAGGCATGCTGTCGACTAAATATCGCCTTCGCCTTGAGTTCATCTGTCAACGAATTGCATCCGGCCAGGAAGTACAACTGGATGACATGATTTGGGCTAACAAGCTCGCCAAAGCCAACCGAAGCGCCGCAGAGATGCTTCGGAAGGCTCGGCGTATTGCGGCGAACCCCGACATGGTCGAGGGAGGTCTCGACGACTTCATGAATCAGATGGATCTCGGCGACCCCGATCCGTCCAATCACATCGTGGACGGATTTAACTCAGTAGAAGAGATTGCTTCCTGGTTCTCCCAGGAGAAGACTGACGACTGGCGTCAACGGGACTAATAGTCCCACTGGGCAGCAGGGCGAACTTCAGGGCGTGACGTGAAGTGGCCCTGCTGCCTGGTGTCGATATGGATAAAGCCTCTCTTGCGGCCATCGCCAAAACCACCGCACCACCGGGGCTTCAGCCATTTGTAGAACTTGTCGACCTTGCCATTGGTTGGGTAGACGTCCAGCGCCATCCCTTTGGCGTGCAGTGAGCCTTTGACTCCACCCACCTGCGTATTGATTGGCTCTGGCCTGTAGCCACTTGCTACGCCAATGCTGTCCCCCCAGGCAATTCGGATTCGATCGAATTCTGCGCAGAGCTTGATTAGCTCACTTTCTTCTTTGCTCCCGGGGCGAGGCTTACGGCGTGAGTCGTACTGAAGGACTTCGCCAACAGTGATGTACATCCCGACGTATGAGCTGAAGTCATTCCAGTCGACTCCTGATGAGCTCTCTACAGCTCTCAGAGACTCGTTGACGCTCTTGGGTAGCCAATGAGGCAAGTAGATCGCCCATCGCTCTCCAGAGCCACTGAGGGTGACCCATGCGTGGCTGCTGCATGGGATCTCTTCTAGGCGGGCAACTTCGATCACATCTCCGTGATCCATGCCCTGCTTTCCGTCATTTGAAAGGTAAATACTTTCAATTGCAGCCTTCTTCAGCAAGGTGCCCTGTGCGGCTACGAATTCAATAGCGTCGTTGTGCTCCATGTCCCATACATCAGCTTCATGGCGACGACGCCTTACAAGGCCAAGGAGTTTTTGATTCCCAGCACAGACATGCTTATTTAGGGCCTTGCGCATGTCCCGATAAATGCCGGGGTCCATAGCGCCATCTTTCAGGACTCTGCTGACATCTTCAAAGCCCAACTCATCGTAGAAGTTTGCTCCCACGCTCCAAGCAAAACTCATGAGCACTGCCTGTCTCGCTGCGCTAAGTGTTTCCCAGCCAGGCAGAATCTCAAGCTCAGGGAGATGCTCCGTCTTCAGGCATTCACGCAAGTACCCCTTGCAAACGCCATCCGTGCAGACATCTCCGAGTCGTACCGGGATACCACTCGGATATCTCGTGATTCCAGAGCAAATCGTTGGGACTCCGGTCGGGTCTAAGTACGCCTTGTGCTCTTCACCCTCGAAGCTTTCAATCAGCTCACACGCCAGGTCGAGAGCCGTCTGATTGCTCACCATAAACTCCTGCAAACCTTATGGACTGCTGCGCTTCTGGCTCCTTTCCGCTGAGCATTTGCATTGCATAGTGCTCTGCATCTTTGTCGCCCATGCCTTTGGATCTCAAAAGCGCAAACAATTCCATAAACCTATCCAAATCACCAGTATTTGTGTCCTCTTCAAAGAGACCTGAAAACGCAGATTTGACGTCTTTACCGCCAGCTAAGCGCATCAGATCGAGTGATTCGATACACAAATACTAATGATTTCTTAGCCTCAGAGGCTATCAACCAAAGCCTGCAACATTCGTGGATCCATTTCACGCAACGCTTGCTCACCCTGATTGCCAGTGGTGGCGTTCTTGAGTGCGGCCATACGTGCATTCAGGAAATCTGATGCACGAGCTTCCTGTGCAGCCTGTGCTGACTGCATTTCATCAGTAACACGGTCAACCTGAGCAACAGCTTGAGTGCCTTGAGTCATGGCATTTTGAGCACCACGAGCTTGCTCCTGCTGCATGGCCTGACTCATCTGATATTGGTCAGCTCCCATGCTGTTCATACGAGCAGCATCAGGATTCATCGGTGGCATGTTCATAGAAAAAGGCCCCTAAAAAGGGGCCACGGAAATCAACCTTCGGAAACCAGAACCTTGCTACGCAGGGCATCAGGGCCTGCTTGGCTCAGGATCTGCCAAGCGGCAGAAGGGTTGCGCTCGCTGATCTGTGCAAAGTTGGCCCAGAAATCATCAGAGCCAGCAGAGGACTGAGTGCCCGGGGTGGGGATGTCCATCTGAGGACGCTCGTACTGAGGAGCGGCCTGCTGTTGAGGCTGGAAGCGAGTGTCGTTAGCTGCAACTTCGGCAGCCAGGCGATCCTCTGCAGTCTCTACGGGGTAGGGACCTTCAGGACCAAAGAAGTCGTTGACGTACTCAGAGAGCAGGTCGGGGTTGGTCATCATCGTGTGATAAGCCGCATTGTCTTCTGCAGCTGCGGTGATGACACCCTTGGCTGCCTCCATGTTGGAGACAAGCTCTTCGACCTTGGCGATTTGCTCAGCGGTCTGCTCAGCTTGCTGGATCAACGCATCCTCGACCGTGCAGGCGTACCTGTTAAGTAGAGCTGGCGCCTCGGCTCCGAAGTGGTTCAGAACTTCAAGACTTTCTGCGCTGACGTTTGCGAGATACTCGTCGCTCGCGAGATTGCTTTGTTGACTCTCGACGCTGCTCGAGATCGGAGCCTGTGTCTGTGTCGCCTGGGAATAGGCCGATGTTTGTTGGGGCAGAAAGGTCTGGAGCCCCGAAGTTGAAGGCGCGCTGCTGTAGCTCGTTTGAGAGGGGGAGGCTACCGGCTGCTGCTGATACTGCGTTGGTGCTGCCGGAGCCTGTTGGGTCGTCCCGTAGGAGGGCACCTGGGCTTGGGAGCTCTGCTGCGCGCTCAGGCTGGCGGACAGACGGTTGAATGCCTCCTGCCATGGGTTGATCTGGGGTTCCGCCTGCGGTTGGTAAGCCTGCGGAGCCTGTTCCACCGGTTGTTGCACCGAAGGAGTCGGGCTCGAAACTTGGGCGGTCTGGGCCGGTGCTGATTGGTAAGCCTGCGTCGGCGCGGGCGCGCTCGATGGAATTGAGGGCTGCGGGGTCACCGCTGCCTGTGGAGTCTGAATACTGTCCTGCATAAGTCAATTCACGTTTCAGGAAATCAAGGGCTCGGTAGACATATGGAGTCAAATCGAGCTTCGGATCAGCAAGCAGCGGTAAGTCAGGTGCTTGCGGATGCGGAACCTGCCGCATGTTTTCAATGAGCGACAGGAATGAGCCAATACTTTGTTGAGTGGCTTGGGCCATTCGGAATGGATAGCCACTTAACATTGCGCTTCTCTCTTCATCGGTTTTATCCGGGAAGAGATACCTCAGGGCTTCGATGGAGTTGACTCCAAGCTCTTGGAGGTTTCTAACAACAATGCTTGAGTTCAGTATATCTTCTGTGCCGTCTTCGAACACAGGACCTTTCCATCTCCATTCAACCTTGCGGTTGCCATCTGGAATTAATCCAACAACACCTAAAGGCAAAGTTTCAGCCTGAACAGCATTTCGAATCTCGGCGTCCAGAGCCTGATTGAACTCATTCTCGACTTGAGCAAACCCTTCTACAACTTGAGCGAAATCTTCGTCCGATGCGAAGTCCTCGCGCATTGGAGGCATCGGCTTCTCAAGCTGGATTGCAGCAGCAAATGAATCCCGGAAGATCTTCTCCTCGTGGAAGATGATCAGCGAGAACAGCTTGCACAATCCATAAGTCAGCAAGCCACGGCAACGACGTGAAGCAGTCGTTGCAGCACGGCCATACAGGGACTTGATTTCATAGGCCGTTGCACCAGAACTGATGCCGAGTTCGTCCACGCCGCCCAGGGCTGTCCGCAGCTCCTCGCGGTACTGACGCTGGTACAGGTTCTGGTCACCGGAAACAGCATCCGGCGTCAAGAACATTGCCCGATCGGTGGGCTCAATGTTCGCAATGATCTTGGGCAGTCTTCCGCCAGCTGTAGAGCCACTACCCGTGGGCTGCGAGACCCGAGTAGAAGGCCGGTTTGCCGAATAAAAACCTGCCTGGGAGCTGATCGTCGGGCGCATCCCCTCGGAATCACCCGATTCGATCAGGTCATGCTTCGGACGACTCGACACCAAGGTCGGGTTGCCAAAGAAATGGATGTTGGTCCGAATGTTTTTGACCAGGTCGTCATGCACAACGATGTGGTCTGCGAGCCAGTCAAAGTCGCCTGTTGCGTCCATGCCGGTGGATCGCATCGTGGAGTAAGCCTCCACAGCAGGGATGAAGCCCAGCGAGTTAGTCAGCGTGCGGGTCTGACCAGGCCTGTAGTTCAGGACATTGGCATTTGAGTCGAAGCTGGGCTTCTCGCTGTTGATCGTCTCTTTGATCTCGTCCCGCTTCACCGACAGCTTTACGTAGCGCATGCTGCCGTCGTCGTTGCCCGGCATGGTCAAGGGGCCAAGACCTGAGCGGACGTTGAACGAATAGATCAACTCGATCTCTTCAAGCTCGCCCTGGGCGTCGTAGTAAGCCCGGTAGTTGTCCTTGCTGAACCACATCAGCCGGTAGGTGTCGTTCACCGGCCGGAAGTAGAACAGACCCTTTCCATCAATAAGGAAGTCATCAATGATGCCTTCCATCCGCATATCAATTTCGTTCTCCTCCACTAACTGGGAGATGAACTGTTTGCGGAATCCAAACGTATCTTGCGCTGGGTAAAACTCCAGTCCCTGGCGCAGCATGAACAGCCGCATTTGAGCCAAGTGACTGTTCACGATCATCGTGTCAGTCCCACTCGCGCCGTCACGCTTTCGCGCAGCTTCGAGAATGCGGCGGAAGCGCTCGGATTTAGGCTGTGTCATACGTTTATGTTAATCCCATGAAATTTGTGCGCCCCCACGGCGCATCAATCCCTGAACAACAATATTCAGCGAATCGGCACAATCATCGTGAGGTGAATGCCCGAAGTTGACCACTTCATCAATCATGCAACGGAAGTCGCGGTACTTGTTGAAGATGATCTTCTTGCCTTGGAACAATCCGATAATTCCACGAAGTCGAGCAAGCTTGTCTCCGCGAAATCCTTTAACTGGACTGATACTTAGATTGTAGAGCTGCCACTCATTGAACAGAACTCGCTTCAAATCACCCTCGAAGCTCTTCTGATACGCCACAACTTCTGGCCAAATCACGACAGGTGAATCCGTCATGAAGTACTGGCCTTCGTCATTTACAGCGAGCAAGTTCCATTCGTGGAGCAGCTCGCACAAGGCCTCGACCTTCTCGATGTTGCCCATCGAGCGCATGCGCCTGTAGTCAATGATGTAGACCTTGTCGCCTACACGGCCCGCAAGCGTAAACACCGTCCAGTCGTTCCGCTCGCTCATGCCAGCAGACAAGTCGATGCCAACGCCGATCATGTCGTAGGTGTCAG